TTATTTCCTAACAAAACTTGGCATGATTATTTCCTAACCAAACTTGGCATACATTTTGACAAAACTAAAACCATGCCAGCTTTCAGACGAACCGAAACGAACCGTTTAACGAACCGTAAAACGAACCTTTTTGGAGTTGATTTAAACTTGTAATTTTAGTTGTTTTAAACTATAATTTACAGTCACTTACCGTTAAATATAAAAGGTTTCCAATGGCTAAAAAAACGTTTAATAAAGATAGTAAACCGCTACCGGAATTTTTTAAAAAGGATGTTAAAGCAGTAGAGAAAAAGAAAAAAGAAATAAGGGAGTTAAGAAGGGAAACATCCCGACTCGCAAGCAAAGCAAACAAAAGAATAGACCGATTAGAATCTAATAACTTGAAATCAACTCCCGCTTATCAGGCATACATAGAAGAAGGTAAAAGGAAGTTTGGGGTTAAGGGTAAAACGCACAATGAAGTTCAATCAGAAGTAGCAAGGTTAAGAAGGTTTATCAATAGCGAAACTTCAACGGTTCGGGGGGCTAGTTCTGTTTTAAAAGAAATGGCTGCTAACACTGGTATTAAATATAAGAACTTAAAAGAACTTAAAGCTAAATCGTCAAGGTTCTTTGAACTATCAAGTAAAGTTGAACAGTATTTAAGAACGGTTGACGATATGGCTAGCGCCATAGGCTACCAAAAGATTTGGGAAGCGGTAAACCAGTATGTAAAAGACTCTAACATTAACCTAGATCAAGGCGGGGATAATTTAGATGGTATGGTTAAATCGATAACAGACGCATTAAAAGAGTATGATGAACCTGTTCCGTTATGGGCTAATACGGGATGGTATTCTTTAAAATAAATTCACCCAATTAAAAGCAGGTTATGATGTTTAAATATTCTGAAATAATTGGGTTATTAGACGAATTAGAATACGAAACAATAAAAACAAATAAAAAAATTAGTTATATAAATTTACCATGTGGGTTCGATATTGAAACCAGTAGTATTAAAGTTGGGGATGATAAAGCCGCTTTTATGTATATATGGGCGTTAGGGTTAGGCCATAATAAAGGGGTTTACTATGGCCGTGAATGGGGAGATTTTTTAGACGTTTGCGAACTACTACAAAAAACGTTCGGATTAAGTGAAGAAAAAAGATTAGTTATTTACATTCATAATTTAGGTTATGAATTCCAGTTCATGCGTAAATACTTTAAATGGTTACAAGTTTTCGCGGTTGCAGAAAGGAAACCAATAAAAGCGTTATGCGATTATGGCATAGAGTTTCGTTGTTCATATATTTTAAGCGGGTTTTCATTATCTAATACGGCTAAAAATCTAGCTAAATATAAAATAAAAAAGTTAGTAGGGGATTTAGACTATTCACTAATACGGACGCCACATACACCATTAACAGGGCCAGAAATGGACTATGTTAATAATGACATAGAAATAATAACCGCCTATATAAGCGAGCAAATAGACCTATATGGGGACGTTGTTAAAATACCCATGACAAATACGGGTAGGGTTAGAAAACACGTAAAACAAGAATGTTATTTTACTGATACAAACCACAGAAAAAGTAGTAAAGGGAAGTATTACCGCTATAGGCAAATTATGAAAGATTTGACGATAGACCCGAAAACATACGTGCAACTGAAACGCGCTTTTATGGGTGGGTTCACCCATGCGAACGCCAATTACAGCGGCCAAACTTTAAAAGACGTTTCATCAATAGATTTTACGTCTAGTTATCCGGCGGTAATGGTTTCTGAAAAATTCCCTATGTCTCGTTTTAAAGAAATAGAAGTTAAATCAATAGATGAATTAGACGAACTATGTAAAAAACACGCGGTTGTTTTTGATGTTAAATTTACAGATTTGAAATGGAAAATAACGCAAGAAACCTATATTTCAGAATCAAAATGTTTTGAAATTTCAAACCCCACTATAAACAACGGTCGAATAGTAAACGCTGATTCTCTATCTGTAACCCTTACAGAAGTTGACTACGAAATAATGAAACAGGTTTATTCATGGGATGGGATAGCCGTTGCAAACGTTCGTTATGCCCATAAAAACTATTTACCGCGATCAATTATAAAATCAATATTAGATTTGTATCAGGATAAAACCATTCTTAAAGGTGTTGATGGTTCGGAAGTTGAATACATGCTATCGAAAGGGATGCTAAATTCCATATATGGGATGAGTGTTACAGACATAGTAAAAGATAACGCAATTTATACAGACGATTGGGAAACCGAAAAAGTAGATTTAGAAGAAGAAATAACCAACTACAATGAAAGTAAAAACAGATTTCTATATTACGCATGGGGTTTATGGGTTACAGCTTATGCCCGCAAAAATTTATGGACTGGAATCATTGCAGCGGGGGATGATTACGTTTATTCAGATACAGATAGTTTAAAACTTCTTAACTATTATAAATATAAACCTTATATTGATTGGTTCGATACTCAAATAATTTTGAAAATGCAAACTATGTGCGATTATTACAAATTTGATCGTAAACTTTTATCACCTAAAACGAAACAGGGCCACATTAAAACAATAGGCGTATGGGATTTTGAAGGCACCTATACACGGTTTAAAACCTTAGGGGCTAAACGATACCTAACTCAAGAAGGGGATGAACTATCGTTAACAGTAGCAGGGTTAAGCAAACAAAACGGGTTAGACTATATGCGCGAACTAGCAGGGGATACCGAAAACGTATTTTCTGTATTCAACGATTCTCTATATATTCCGTCTGACAGAACCGGTAAAATGACCCATACCTATATTGACGATGAATTAAAGTTCAAGTGTATAGATTATTTAGGAAATGAAGAAACAGTAAATCCATTATCTAGCGTACACTTGGAAAGTTGTGATTTCACTTTGAAAGTAGCAGATCAATATAAAGAATTTTTACAAAATCTATCTAAAGGTTATATTTATAAAGGGGTTAAAAACGTATGAATAAATTCTATAACACGGCAAGAATAGACAAGAAAAACGCCACATATAATATTATTTTCGGCGAACGTTCAAATGGTAAAACCTACGCCATGTTAAAAAAGAGCCTTAAAAACTACTTTGAAACGGGGGCGCAATTCGGTTATGTGAGACGATGGAAAGAAGACATTACAGGTAGAAGAGCGCAACGTTTATTTTCTGGTATAAACGATAATCAAGAAGTAGAAAAAATGTCTAAAGGTGCGTTTACTGGCGTTCACTATTGGGCGGGAAAATTTTACTTATGTAACTACGATGATAACGGCAAAACAATTTATTCAGATCAAGATATAATTGGTTTTACGTTTGCTCTATCAGACGGCGAACACGACAAATCAACTTCATTTCCTAACATTACTACAATTATTTTTGATGAATTTCTAACAGGGCGTTTATACCTTCAAGATGAATTCGTATTATTTATGAATACGGTTTCAACAATAGTACGAAAAAGAGACGATGTTAAAATATATATGTTGGGTAATACCGTTTCTAAATTTTGCCCGTATTTTGGTGAAATGGGATTAAAACATATTACCAAAATGACTCAAGGGGCTATTGATGTATACCATTACGGCAATTCAAAACTAACCGTAGCGGTTGAGCATTGCGCCTCAATTAGTAAAGGGGAAAAATCAAATAAGTATTTCGCATTTGATAATCCTAAATTAGAAATGATAACAGGGGGTGCATGGGAATTAGATATTTATCCGCATTTACCTTTTAAATATAAACCTAAAGATATTCTGTTAATTTACTTTATAGAATTTGATGATTCTATTTTCCAATGTGAAGTAATAGAAACAAAAGGAATTTATTTTACTTACATACATATTAAAACAACTGAAATAAAAGAAAGGGAAACGGATTTAATATATTCCCTAGACTTCAATCCCCAACTAAATTACAATCGTAATATGTACAACCCTATTAACAAGCTGCAAGAGCGCGTTCTATGGTTCTTTAAAACTGATCGGGTTTACTATCAAGACAATACTATTGGGGACGCGGTAAACAATTATCTTAAACTATGTAAAAAGGGTTAATATGGATTTCGTAGTAATCGGCAAAATGATAGAAAGTCTGGGGTTCCCTATTGCGGTTTGTGTTGCTTTATTTTGGTCTAATAGGGAAATGGTTAAATACTACGGAAAAATAATTGCCGAGTTTAGAAAAACGTTGAACGAAAACACAATCGCAATGGAAAAACTAATAGACAAAATTGATAGGAAATAAACCATGTATGATTTCAAAAACAAACAAGCGAACGTATTACAGAACAACCGTTATCTGTTTGCTAAAACGCTTTCAATGTTTGAATATATTGGATTACCTGAAACAATCCCATGCCGCGAACTTGAAAAACTTTTACAAAATAATGGTTACGCTTTCATAACAGAAGTTGAAGGTGAACTTTATGCTTTCGGCGGGGGATTAGGCGGGGAGCAGGACGTATATGGGAACCCGTCAAAAATTACAATCAACAACGTTGCTTTAAACTTCAACAAAACACTAGACATAAAAAAGGACGGGGTTTTAATTCATAACGATGATAGCCTGATAGGTCTATTACCGCTATTCAATAAATACAATTCCCTGTTAACTGAAAATGATATTAACATGGTTCTAAACGGTTACAGTAACCGACTACAAATTATGTTAAGCGCAACCGATGACAAAACAAAAGCAAGTGCAGATAAATACATTGAAAACCTTATCAACGGTGAAATAAGCGTTATAAGTTCTTCACCTATGTTTGATGGGGTTAAAACCCACACAACGGGAAACAGCCAAGGTAGTTCAATTACAACCCTTATCGAATACCAACAATACATTAAAGCAGGTTTGTTTAATGAAATTGGTTTAGATGCAAATTTTAACATGAAACGCGAACGACTAACCAGCGGGGAAGTTGATCAAGGGGACGATATTTTATACCCTTTCATTGATAACATGATGAAATGTCGGTTAACCGCACTGGAACAAATCAACGAAAAATACGGGCTAGAAATCTCTATTGATTATGGTTCGGTTTGGAACAAAAAGAATAAAGAAATGGTCGACGGTATCGTAGACGAAACGCCAGACGAAACGTTAGACGAAACGCCAGACGAAACGTTAGACGAAACGCCAGACGAAACGTTGCCAGAAGAACCGCAAGAAACCACACTAGAAACCGATACAGAAGAAGGGGAAGTCATAGAAGAAGGGGAAGAAGAACCGCAAGAAACCACACTAGAAACCGATACAGAAGAAGGGGAAGAACTATCAGACAATCAACCGGAAGAATCAGAAGAAACGATAGGTGGTTCATCTTTGAAATCATCGTCAGAATTGTTAGACGGATTTTCAAACGAAAAGATAGAAAGTGAAATAAACGAAATTAAAGCCACTTTAGAAAACGGCGAACTAACAGAAGAAGAAAGGGAAATTATGTTAGTTCGTCTAACTGAATTACAAGGGGCTAAAGATGAGTAATTTAAAGGAATTTTTGGCGGATGATAGTCTTTTTTCGGCTATCGTTACCGTTGAGCCATTCTCGTTTATTGTGGATAATGAAGCGGTTTTAGATTTAATGCTGGTTACTAATTACGGGAATAAACAAGTTTTTGAACCGTTTGAAGATAACGATATTAACAGCATTGCAACTATGTTAATTTTGAACTTTGAACAAACATGGAATAGTTACGTTAAAATGGGTGATTTAATAGAAAACCCAAACGATAGGCGGGAAGTAACAGAAACAATAGATAGAGCAGAAGAAAGATTAAACAGTAACGATTCTACAGATAAAGTTTCGGCGTTTAATTCTAATACAATGGCTGATGATAAAGGGAGTTCTGTTAGTGGAACAGACGATTTAACAGGTTTAACAACGAGAACCTTGACAGACGAACAAATAAACGTTAAAACTATGTTTAACCGGTTGAGTTCTTCAACCCGAAACAGTATAATAACGTCTGTATTAGACGATATAGCCGGTTACTTAACGTTAAGTATTTATTAAAAGGTGAATTGATATGAGAATTCAACAGATTTATACCCTAGTGAACGCGGCAACCGCCGGTATTTTGGGGGAAACAGAAGTAGTAGAAGAAGATCTATCAAACGTTGTTAGTGTCGGCAAAACGCTTGCTAATTTAGATAAAGTTGATAATTACGTTAAAAACCTTGTAAACCACATTGGCAAAGTAGTTTTTCAGGAACGTCTATATTCTGGCGCGGTTCCTTCTGTATTGATGGATTCATGGGAATTCGGTTCTATTCTTGAAAAGATTAGTGCTGATTTGCCAGCGGGAACCGAAAACGAAAGTTGGGACCTAACAGACGCAACCGAATATAACCCTAACTTTTTTTATAAACCGTCTGTTAGTGTTAAGTTTTTTAACAGTAAAACCACGTTTGAAATCCCGCTTTCATTTACTGAAATGCAAGTAAAAGAAAGTTTTTCAAATGCTAACCAGTTGAACGGTTTTCTTTCTATGCTTACAACTAGCGTAGAAAATTCAATGACGGTTAAACTTGACGCGCTAATCATGCGCACCATTAATAACATGATGGGCGAAACGTTGTGGGATGGTTTGAATGATGATTCTCAAAGCCCTGCAATTGTTCCGGCTGAAACCAGTGTGAAAGCGGTTAACCTTTTAACCCTTTATAACGCTGAATTTACCGCCACACTAGGCGCTAGTGAAGCCCTTACAAGTTCTGAATTCATGAGGTATGCAACGTATACAATGGGGCTATACAGCGACCGTATGGCGCGTATTTCAAAGTTGTTTAACGTTGGGACTAAAGAACGGTTTACGCCTAAAGATAAACAACACGTTGTTTTGTTGTCTGATTTCGCTAAAGCAAGTGAAGCGTTTTTGTTGAGCAACACCCAAAACGCTGAACGGCTGCTGTTGCCACAACACGAAACGGTTCCATATTGGCAAGGTTCGGGGACCGGTTACGGGTTTGACGATGTTTCGGCAATCAACGTTAAAACCAGCGGGGGGAATACAG